AGTTCAGTACGAGCTGAACAAGACCGACTATTACGCCACGATGCCGAACGGCTCGGAGATATGGTTCGCTGGGCTAGACGACAAAGAGCGCGCCGAGAAGATTCTGGGCATGGAGTTTGTAACGCTCTACTTCAACGAAGCCAGCCAGATACCGCAGTCATCATGTGATATCGCTATTACTCGTCTAGCGCAGCATGTCATGCAGGAGATTGAGGGCAAAGAGCCTATCCCGCTGAAGCCTCGTGCTTACTATGACGCCAATCCGCCTAGTAAGGCCCATTGGACATACAAGCGCTTCGTCCAGAAGATTGACCCTGACAGCAAACAACCTCTGATGAGGCCAGAAGACTACGCCTACTTCAAGATCAACCCTGAAGACAACAAAGACAACGTATCGGCGGGCTATCTCGATACGCTCAAGTCAATGTCGCCCCGACTTCGCAAGCGGTTCCTAGATGGAGAATTCGCAGATGCTACGCCAAATCAGCTATTTAGTGATGAGAATATTGAGCTTTATCGCGTATTGGATGGCCGCTGCCCTGACATGGTACGCATCGTCGTTGCTGTTGATCCATCTGGCTCGGGAGATATTGATAACGCAGACAACGACGCTATTGGTATTGTGGTCGCTGGTCTGGGTATTGATGGTAACGCTTACCTACTTGAGGATTGCACGGTCAAAGCAGGCCCAGCAACATGGGGCAGAATCGCAGTAGAAGCCTACTACCGCCATGACGCTGACTGCATCGTTGGCGAGATCAACTACGGGGGCGCGATGGTTGAACACACCATCAGGACCGCACCGAGAGCAGAAGGACAGCGCAGGCCAGCTTACAAGACTGTCACAGCCACAAGAGGCAAGGCTGTACGCGCTGAGCCTATCTCTGCCTTGTACGACACTGGCAAGGTTCGCCACGTTGGCTACTTCTCTGACCTAGAAGACGAGCTAAGCTCATTCTCTACCGTTGGGTATGTTGGGGAAAGCAGCCCGAACAGAGCAGATGCAGCGATCTGGGCGCTGACTGAGCTATTCCCTGGTATCGTCAAGCAAAGACATGAGCAAAAATCAGAAGAGCCAAGAAACCAACACGCTACACATGCACAAGGATGGATGCGATGAAGCCCGGTAAGCGCCAGTTAGGCCCATGCACTCTCAAGCTGTCTTACTCGCAGATCGTAGAGTCTCCGCTGCGTGGTGGATTGTTCGAGGTGTCACACCTTGCTACCGCAGAAGAGCACCGCGGCAAAGGCTACGCCACCCGCCTAATGGACGAGGTGTGCCAAGAGGCCGACGATAACCGCAAGGTTCTGGTGATCCGCCCGGACGAGGAATGGCTAGAAGAGTTCTATGAGCGATTCGGGTTTGTGGAGATACAAGCTAACCCTGTATTGATGGCTCGCCCACCTATTCTTACTGCAGACCATTAGCTGTTGCATAAAAACCACAGTGTGTCTATTCTGCCGAAATGGCATATGACGACACCGCAGAATCCAACCCGCGCAAGGATATCGTAACGATAGCCAAGGAGCGCTTCCACAAAGCTCAGGACTTCTATGGGCAGTCCAGGCAGCAGGCCGTTGAAGATACACGGTTTGCTATGGGGGATTCGGACAACGGGTGGCAGTGGCCAGAAGAGATTAGACAGGGTCGGGCATCTAGCCAGCGAGTTGTCCTAACGGTCAATCTGACTGCACAGCACTGCAACCAGATCATCAACAATATCCGCCAGAATCGCCCATCGTCCAAGGTAAGCCCGGTTGATGATGGTGCCGACAAGAAGACGGCCGAGATTCTTGAGGGCCTTCTTCGCAACATCAAAGCATCCTCATGTGCTGACGAAGCCCACGATATAGCCGCAGAGCATGCGATCTACGGTGGTGAAGGCTATTGGCGCATCCGCCTAGATTGGCAGTCTCCAGACTCGTTTGAGCAGGAGATCATCATCGATGCCCTGCCTAACCCAAACCTTGTCTATGTGGATTGCTACGCCTGCAGGCCGGATCGTTTAGATGCGGAGTGGGGGTTCATCTTCGAAGACATCAGCAAAGAAGAGTTCAAGCGCGAATACCCAAATATTGACCCATCCTCATGGGGTGAAGAGGGCGTCAAGACGTGGCATCAGGAAGACACTGTCCGCCGAGCAGAGTATTACTACTGCGAATTCACTGACGATAAGCTCCTGCTCCTGTCTGATGGCTCTACCGCATACAAGAGTGAGTTCGACAAAGATAGCGGGCTGATCGTCGTCAAAGAGCGCGACACTCAGCGCAAGAGCTGGAAGTGGTGCATGCTGGTCGGTGGCGAAGACGAGCCAGTAGAAGAGCGCGACTGGCCCGGTGACTATCTTCCAATCGTCACTGTTGTTGGCAAGGAACTGAACGTAGATGGCGAGATTGTACGAAAGGGCATCGTCCGCGATCTGAAGGACTCGGCGCGGATGGTGAATTACGCCTATTCCGAGACGGTCCAGTCTCTGGCGCTGCAGAACAAGGTTCCTTACCTGATTGCTGACGAGGCTATCGGCAACAACAAGGACATCTGGTCCAGTGCCAATATCGAGAATTACGCCTATCTGCCGTGGCAAGCATACACGGACGATGGCAAGTCCAACCCCAAGCCAGAGCGCCAGAGCGGCGCAACGATGGCTACTGCTCAGGTTCAGTTGCTCCAGCTCTCCACAGAGCAGATGAGAGCCGCATCAGGCCAGCAGAATGCGAACTTTGGCATCCGGTCTGAGGCGTCGTCCGGTGTAGGGATTCAGCGGCTCAAGGCACAAGGGGAGATTGCCACATTCCACTTCCCCGATAACCTTGCGCGCGCTCTCCGATACGAAGACGTGGTGTTGATTGACCTGATCCAGAAGACCTACGACGTTCCAAAGGTAATCCGGATTATTGGTATAGATGGCCAGATGGATCAAGCCCAAGTCAATCCAGACATGGAGCAGGCTTTCGCTGAAGTCCAGCAGGCGCAGAGCGACGTGTCGAAGATTTTCAACCCATCCATCGGCAAGTACGACGTTGTAATTGATACCGGCCCGAGCTATCAGACCATGAGGCAAGAGGGTGCAGATCGTCTGGTGGAGATGACGACTCGCAATCCGCAGATCATGCAGGTTGCTGGCGATATTGTGATGAGGGCTCAAGACTTCCCGATGTCCGAAGAATTGGCCCGCCGTCTTGAGAAGACCATTCCTCCGAATCTCATGGAAGACGATGACCAGCAAGTTCCTCCACAGGTCAAAGCTATCCTCGGGCAGGCTCAACAACGCGAGCAGGAGATGCAAGGCGTCATCCAGCAGCTAGTGGAGAAGCTGCAAGAGTTCGAACGTGGTGACCAGCTCAAGCGCGATGAGATGGCAATGAAGGACGCTCAGCATCAGCGGGACACTCAGGTTGATGCAGCAACGACTGTCGCGAAAATCGAGGCAGATACAGCTAAAGCGCGATCCAGCGATGAGACGAAGTTGCTTATTTCCAAGTCCAGTGATGAGACAAAACTATTGATATCACGGGCGCAGGAAGACAACCGCAAGGACATTGCCGATCTGACAGAGGTTGTGAAGCTCATCGTTGCTCACATACAGCCACCGCCACTTCTTGAGGCTTCAGTAGCTGAAGACCTTGTAGAAGACGAAGGAGAACGAGAATGACCATCAAGCTTCTGCAGGCATTTAACGGTCTGCCAGCAAATACGATTATCACGCTGGATGCAGCAACGGAGATTGCATTGGTGAATGCACTAGGGGCAACTTTTACGTTGGCGGGCGGGGCTCAGTTCGTTCCCAATATCCCATTTAACAACGTCAAAGAACTGACACTAGATGGACGCGCTCCAGCTAGCTCTACTGCTGTTGGGACAGCCAATCAATACACGTTTGATACGTCATATTTCTATCTTTGCATCGCTACAAACACATGGCGACGCATTTTGATGGAATCGTTCTAATGTGTTGCATAAGCGCAACAATGTTGTATATTTAGCGAAACCGTCTGCGCCGGTATAGCGCTGTCTCACGGAGAAATCCATGACCCAAGAAGTATCTGTACCTGAAGTCGCTGAAGTTCAGCCGGAAGTCCCCGTTAGTGACGTTACCGCCGAATCACCTGAAGTTGCGGAGCAGGAAAACCCAGTCGTTGAAGAAACGCTAGAGCAGAAAGTCGAACGTCTTGAAAAAGAGGCGCACGGCAAGCAAAAGCGGATCGACAAGCAAGCGGCCAAACTCCATGCGGAGCGAGACGCAGCGCGGATTTACCGCACTCGACTGGAGCAGATTGAAGCCTCACAGAACCCTAACCAACGTCAGATAACGCCTGAGCAAGCTCTACAAGAGCGCGCACATATGGTGGAAGTCGAAACGAAGGCGGTTGTGAAGATTGAAGGACTCGCTGAGCAAGATGGCAAGTTCGTTCAGAATCTGAAGGCATTGCAAGAGGAAGTAGGCCCATTGCTTGACGGGCGCAATCTCCCATCGCCATTGCTGGAAAGTATTTTGGACTGCGACAAGCCGACGAAAGTCGTTGCCTATTTGGTCAAGAACCCCGAAGTCGCCGCAGAGCTGGAAGGTTTGAATCCGAAGCAATTGACGAAGCACCTGACGAAGCTCGAAATGCAGCTTCAGACGGCGCCTAGGACAAGCAACAACCCCGACCCGATCAAGCCGATTGGTCAAAAAGGCAAGGGCGTAGCCAAAGGGCCTGAAGATATGTCGATGGAAGAATACGTCGCGTATCGCAAAAAAGAAGGCGCTCGCTGGGCCCGGTAACGTGTTTCACGGATCGCTCTAACGCTGGGAAGCGCTGAGTTGATCCACTCTCTAACGCAGTGATGCGCTGAAAGGTACGAAATGAGCAATACTCTGATCACCAGCTCCATCGTCGCGAAGGAAGTCCTTCCGATCTTGGAAAACATGCTTGGCTTCGCAAGTGGCGTCAATCGCGACTATGAGCCCGAGTTCAAATCAAACATGTCGCGTGGCTATGAGCCCGGTGCGACGATCAACATCAAGAAGCCTTCCCGATATACCTACCGCGCAGGCCGCGTAGCTGTCCCGCAAGCCTCTGTTGATACGACCGTCCCGCTGACTCTTCAGCAAGGCGGCTGCGATCTGAACTTCACCGCTTACGAGCGCACCCTGAGCATCAGCTCGGATCACATCCAGAACAAGCTGCAATCGGCTCTGGCTGCTGTGGCAAACGAAATCGACCGCCAAGGTCTGCAGCTGGCCCACTACGCCACATACAACACGCTGAACCCAACTGGCGCACTTCCAGCTACCCAGCTGGATGCCGTCAATGCCATCACTGGTGTGAATCGTCGTCTGGATGAAATGGCTGCCCCGCGTGACGGCTTCCGCCGCTTCGTGATGGGCCCGGGCCTCAATGCTTCGATGGTCGGCGGATTCTCTGGCATGTTCAACAGCCAGACCCAGCTGAACAAGCAATACAGCAGCGGCCTGATGCAGAACGCCTTCGGCATCGATCCAGCTCTGGACCAGAACGTTGATACCCACACCAACGGCGCAGCAACGGCAACCAACATTGCAGGCGCAGGACAGACTGGCTCCACGATCACTGTTGCAGCTATCGCTGGCGGCACGCTGACCAAGGGTACGGTCATCACTCTGCCGGGAGTGTTCGCGGTCAATCCACAGACCCGCAACTCCACTGGCGTGCTGGCTAACTTCGTTGTGAATGCCGATGCATTGCTTGGCGCTACGTCAATCTCGATCAGCCCGGCAATCGTTACTTCTGGCCCATACCAGAACGTGACCGCATCCCCGACGACTGCTCAGCCCTACGTCATCCTCGGCGCTGCCAACACTGCATACCAGACAAACGTCGCATTCCACCGCGATGCATTCACCCTGGCTATGGTCCCGATGTGGGTGCCAGAAGGTCTCGGCGTGAAGGTCTCGCAGCAGACGCACAACGGCTTTACGGTGAAGGTGACCGACATCTATGACGGCGTGAATGACAACTCCATCATGCGTCTTGACTGTCTCTTTGGATGGGCGGCAACTTATGCCGAACTTTCGACCAAATGGTACTCGATCTGACCTGATGTCACAGAGTAAATCCGGGATGGTGGAGGCGTTTGCCAGCTATATAGGCAGCCTCCGCCTCTTCAGCGGTAGCAAAGGAGCCTAGACGTATGGATTTGCCATTTACACGTATAGAAGCGACCCAGCTGGATCGGTCCGCCCTCCAATGCACGCCCATGAAGCCAGATTTATTGTTTTTGCGTACTCTTCGTTCGTTTTGCATGTTTATGTCTTCAGGTACGTCCCGAAGATTGGAAATGCGGTTATCGGCCTTGTTCCCGTTGATGTGGTCAATATCAAAAGTTGGCCACACTCCATGGAAATGAAGCCAAGCCACACGATGGTATCGATAGTTTATGCCATCGACCATTACTTCTTTGCTGCCCGATGCGTGCAAAGAGCCGGCTTCATCGCCAATGCGGCGGCCGCGCTTGTTGTCGGTAAGGCGCGTGAGAAGTCCGGTCTCCGGATCGTAATGAAGAAGTTCGCGAAGGCGCTGTGCGGTGAGGGGAGTTTTCATGATGACCCTTATCAAAGTCGGTATCGGAATAGTTATGGGCCGGACGGTGATAAGTCGTCTTTTCGGCCGCTAAGCCTAGCCCACCACAAAATAGTAGCATTTCTGTAAAGGAAATATCATGACAGTCTCACTCATCCGCGCTTATGCGGGCTTCCCATCGGGTTCTGTAACGGAATTCACCGCTGAACTGGAAGCGGCTCTGGTTGCTCAGGGTCTCGCTAACGTAGCCGCCGACAACGCAGTCACCATCGGCTCGCAGACGGCGAACACCTACGAAGGCACTGTCGCTATCGCGGCAACTGGCACATCGGTAGTCGTCACTAACAGCAACGTCACCGTCAATAGCAAGATCATTGCTTATGTCGCGCAAGCTGTTGCTGACGGCACGCTGTTGCGAGTTGAGCGAATCGTTCCGGGCAATGGCAGCTTTACCATCTATGGCACTGCTGCTGCTACGGCAACGACGTTCATCGACTGGGCGATTGTGAATCCGCACGGCGCTACCGTTCGCAACTAAGTTGCATCTGTAACAACCCCGCTCGAACTCTCGGGCGGGGCTTCATCTTGAGGCCGCCATGCAGACGACTGCAATCACAATCGTTACTGATGCATATTTCACATGCGGACTTCTTGGTGAGGGCGAGGCTCTAAACGCTACCCGCGCTGATTTCGGTCTGCGTAGCCTGAATGACATGCTGGACTCGTGGTCGATTGACCGCTTGTACGTCCAGACAATCAATGAAGTCGTCACAACCATTGCTGCAGGCCAGACATTCACCGTTGGCCCGCTTGGTGATGTGGTCACTCCGCTCGTCCCGCTTCAACTAGAGCGGGGCAGCTTCTTCCGACTAGCCAATAACGTAGATTACGAATTCACGCCCATCACGCTTGAGCAATACAGCTCGCTGATGGTCAAGTCTGCGGCTAATTCGTTCCCGTGGTACGTTCATTACAGCGTAGATGCCACGATTGGAACTGGGTTCATGTATCCGGCGCTCTCTGGGCCTGCTGAGTTGCACGCGCTTGTCCAAGCCCCGCTAACAGCCTTCCCTGACCTGACGACTGACGTTGATCTGCCGCAGGGCTATCGTGACGCGCTGGTTAAGTCGCTCGCTGAAATACTGTGCTTGGGCAAGATTGCCATTCCCGCCGACTTGGCGCGGAAAGCAGCTACTGCTCGTGGCCGAATCCGCAATGCAAATGGCGAAGTTCCTGTCATGCGTCTGCCGGGAGCAGTGGTTAGCAATCGCATCATCGGGCAGATTCTGTGAAGACGCCCATCCTCGGCCAAGCGTATCAGGCGACATCCAAGATTCTTGCGGATAACCGCATGGTGAATCTATTCCCTGAGCAAGCCCCGTCAGACGGAAAAGAGCCCGCACC